GATCGCATATTCGCAGGACCTGCCCAGAATTAAATCCATCATCGATACCGGAGGGATGCATTCGGACATTGTGAAGAGCTTCAAAGTGCAGTCCTGCGGCGTGTTCAGCGCAAACATGTACGATGCGGACAGGTATTACGTCTATTACCTCGACTTTGCAGTCGCGAACGACACCCAGAACAAGTACATTGTAACGATCTGACGGAGGTGATGATATACATGGCTGAATACGGAAAACTGAGATTCTCTACGGCTCTGGACCCGACCTCGGCATTCCCGTTGGATGCACGGATCCTGTTCGATTCACTTGAAAAGGCACAGGCGGCTGCAGCAACGGCAGATGAGGCGGGCAGCACCAGCACGGTGTATTACATTGGCCAGCAGCTGGTGGTAATCACGGAAGACGCTGCAACCCTTTACACCATTCAGCCGGACGGAACTCTTCGGGCGGCCGCCGGTCCTGATTCCGCTGTTCTTCCTCCGGTTACGCAGGAGGATGAGGGAAAAGTACTTACGGTGGTGGACGGCGCGTGGGCAGCGGCGAAGCTGCCTGTATACGACGGCGTTTACTCCGTAACGCCTGCGGCAGAGGCGCAGACGCTGGCTACGGCACAGAAGCTCATGGACGCCGATCTGACGGTGGAGAAAATCCCTTACAGCGAGGTAACGAACACCGCAGGCGGCACAACGGCAAGCATCGGATAAGAAAGCGAGGAATACATCATGGCAATTTCTAAGGTAGTATATGGCAATAATACCCTGATCGACCTGACCCAGGACACCATCAAGGCGGAACACCTGATCAAGGGCTACACTGCCCACGGCGCAGACGGCGAAAAGATCACAGGCACCAACGATTGGGATTCCAATACCCAGGATGCAACTGCTGCAGACAGTGAAATTCTTTTGACGAAAAAAGCTGTTGTAAAAGGCCAGATGCTCACCGGCACAATGCCCAACAACGGCGCAGTGAATGGCACCATCAGCACGATCGATGGTAAATTTTATGTAGCGAAGGGTTTTCATGATGGTTCAGGATATGTAGAGATTGATCCGGCTGAACGAGCAAAGGCGATTCCGGAAAATATCCGAGAAGGCATCACGTTTATGGGAATTCCGGGTAGCATGAGCGGCAGTGAGGATTCCAAGCCCCAGGCGAAGGAAGTAACGCCTTCCACTGAAACCCAGACCGTTCTGCCGGATACCGGTTATAATTGCCTTTCCCAGGTAACGGTGAAGCCCATCCCCTACAGCGAGAGTGACAACACCGCAGGCGGAACGACCGTAACCATCGGATAACGAGGACAATGCACATGTATGTGAATAAAGTTGTGTATGCTGGCCGGACGCTGATTGACCTCACGGACAGCACAGTCACGGCGGATACGCTTGCCGAGGGCGTTGTGGCCTACAACGCAGCGGGACAGAGGATCGTCGGCACGGCTAAGTTTATTTCCGCCGGTTATGCCGCGCTGATCGACAGCAACGGAATGACGTTTGTCGATGCAGACGGCAGAACTTTTGCAGTAAAGGAGGAATAACAAATGACTGAATACAAATCGCAGTACACAGGCGAGCAAATTGATGCCGCCGTAGCAACTGCGCAAAGTGCGGTACAGTTTGCCGCCCAGACCCTCACCGATGAACAGCAAGCGCAGGCCAGGACAAACATTGCAGCAGCGAGTCAGAAAGAAGTTGACGCGCTTTCTGAAGAGATCGTTGAGCTTCGCACAGAGGTCAACAACGAAGCAACCGCAAGCGGAAGCACGGTAACGGTAAAAGCAGAGGCTGACTCCAGCATGAAAATCGTGTCACAGATCGCAGCAGATGGCAAGGGTGTAAGTCGGGTAAATCTGACGCATAGCGGCAAGAACCTTGCGCGGCTGCAAAAAAACAATATTTCTACGGGCGTTGTGGTCACCTATGACGGACTGTCTGCTGGTCACGCAGCAGGAGCAGGCGCGTCCAGTACCTACATCAACATCAACGCATACACCATGCGCAGCACCAGCATTATGCTGAGCGTTGTTTTGCCCGAAAACATGACTTTTGTTTATACGCAGAATAAAGTATGGAAGGGCGAAATCAAGAGCAGCGGCAATGTTAGCATAATGGGCAATGTCGGCGATGTAATCAATGGATATTTCCAAGTGTTAAAAAACGTTGCTGTTGACGGTGACTTTGCTGTGCAAATCGAGATCGGCACTCAGGCAACCGAATATGAAACGGCGAAAGAAACCACGTATAGCGTAACGCTCCCTGAAACTGTGGTAAATGGCGAGTACAACTGGGCAACTGGTGTGCTGACCAACAGCGACACCGGGGAAACGGCGCAGCTTTACGCGCAGTCGATTTTCGCATACGGCGGCACGGACATCCTGTGGAGCGACACCGGCAACACGACTGTCACCTACAAAAAGTCCAGCGGGAACAGCGGTAGCGGTGAAAGTGCTGGTGGTGGCACATCGTTTGATTACAAGGCATATAATCTGCCTATCCTCTATCTGTCAGGCGATATCACCCTGATGAACAAGGACGATGCTGTTGATCTTGCTTATGTGTACGGCAGCATGAAAGGCACGGCATCTGTTAAGTGGCAGGGTTCCAGTTCCATCGCCTACCCGAAAAAGAACTACACCATCAAGTTTGATACTGCTTTTGAAGCAAAAGAAGGATGGGGAGCGCAGAAGAAGTACTGCACAAAAGCGAACTGGATTGATTTCAGCCACTCTCGAAATCTGGTTAGCGCCAATCTTTGGGGGCAGATTTGCGAAGAACGTGGCGGTGATCCGTTGGCAGATTGCCCGAACTACGGCGCGGTTGACGGCTTCCCGATTGTCATTGTCATCAATGATGAATTTATGGGAGTATATACATTTAATATTCCCAAGGACGGGTGGATGGCAAACCTGCCCACGGAAGGTGCAACGCAGGAAGCTATCCTGTGCGCTGATGTGACTGGTATCGATGCAACCAGATTCAAAGGCCCTGCAACGCTGGACGGTGATTTTGAAGTCGAGTACATCACGGACGAAGATAACACAGAATGGGCAAAAACTTCTTTGAACGCGCTGATTAACGCTTGTGTTAATAGCGATGGCAGCGACCTTGATACAACCATTGCGGCTATGTTGGATTGGGACAGAGCGATTGACTACTATATCTTCACAGTGCTGCTTCGTGGCGATGATATGGTAGACAAAAACTATCTGCTTATCAAGCGCGGTGATAGCCCGTGGCTGTTCGGTGGCTATGATATGGACTGCACGTTCGGCCTGTATTGGGATGGCTCCAAGTTCATAGAAGCCAATATTTTGACAAAATTCGCAGGTGTTGCGGAAACGCATCGACTGATGAACCTGATCTATACCTACAAGCGTGATGAACTGATTGCGCGTTACAAGCATCTGCGAAACACGGTCATGAGCGAAGATAATATTGCTCTTGCTTTCCTGAATTTCGCTGGTGTCTTCCCTCGCCCGTTGATGGATGAGGACAACCGCAAGTGGCCGACCATCCCGAATACAAACGTCAATAACGTGCAACAGGCTATCGACTGGTATCGCCGCCGCTGCATCGTTATTGACAAGGAGATCAACGCGCTGCAACCTCAGCAGTAATCAACTTTCTGATAAGAAAGTTAAGTCAACTTTCTGAAGCGAAACAACTAATTAACTTTCTGACAAGAAAGACAACAAGGAGGTGATGCGGCATGGGCGTATATCTTGAATGTACAAACAATCTGCATTGAATGGAATACAGAAAGGAGAATTCTATGGCAAACAAAAGAATCGGTCATGCTTCTCTGAGTGAGAACGGTACAATTTACGGCGCAGTCGGCGATCAGACCGGGCGCGAAGTATACGTCAGAAGTTGGTATGACAGGGGCTGGAACTGCGTGCTGCGCCCGGTTGACCCGGACGTGGCGGAGAAGTCCGCGCTGCTGTGCGAGGCGGTGTGCGCCAACGATAACGTCGGCTACAGCCAGTCGAGCAGCAATGTGACGGGCCGCAATTCCCTGCGCCGTCAGTTGATGGAGAACGGCTGGGATGTGAGCAGAATCGCCAAGTGCAATTGCGACTGCTCGTCCTTCATGGCGGTCTGCGCGGAGTACGGCGGCGTAGAGATGCAGCCGCAGTACACCTCCGGCAACGCGCCCGCCACGTCCACCATGCGCGTCAAGTTCGCCAGAACTGGTGCGTACAAGGTGCTGACGGACAAGAAGTACCGCAACTCCCCGGACTACCTTCTACGCGGCGATATCCTGCTGCGTGAGGGCAGCCACACGGCGATGGTTCTGGACAACGGCGCAAAGGCCGGCAGCGAACGCCCTGAAACGCCGTACAAGCTCGGCGACCGCCTGTTGCGCAATGGCTCGGAGGGCGCGGACGTGCAGGAGCTGCAAACGCTGCTGATCCGGCTGTCGGAGAAGCAGAACGACACGTCCTACCTCGTCGGGTCCTACGGCGCAGACGGCGATTTCGGCGACAGCACCGAGTCGGCGGTGCGTGCATTCCAGAGAGACTATGCGCTGTCCATCGACGGCATTGTCGGCGCAAAGACGCTGGACAGGCTCTACGCCGCTCTGGAATCTGGCGGCGACGGTCCGGTTCAGAAGCCGGAGAAAGTGCGCATCTTCGGCGGCACGGCCTACATCCGCACCGGGCCGGACACCTCCGGCGCAATTCTCGGCACGGTGCATTCCGGCGACCGCTATCCCTACGCCGGAGAAACCTCTGAAAACGGCTGGAACAAGATCGTCTACGCGCCCGAGGCCGAGGGCTGGGTGAGCGGCAAGTACAGCAAGATTGAAGGAGCGTGAGGCCGTTGCAGCAGATGATAGAATTCATCGAGCAGCATTGGCCGCTGATCGCCGCGCTGCTGCCGTGTCTGATCGAGATTGTGCCGGTCAAGTGGAGCCCGATCACGTCGCTGCTGAAATGGATCGGGCGGATTGTCACGGCGGAAGTCATGGTCGAGCTGGCAGAGGTCAAACGCACACAGGCGGAGCAGCAGGCGACCATTGATGCGAACGAGCTGGACCGCATCCGCTACGAAGTACTGGACTTCGCCAATTCCTGCCGCAACGGCAGAAAGCACACCAAAGACGAATTTGAACACATTATTGTGCTGAATACGAAGTACCACGGTCTGCTGGAAAAGACCGGCGAGGAGAACGGCGTGTTTGAGCAGGAATACGAGTACATACTGGAACTGTACCACCGCTGTCAGCGCGAAAACACGTTTCTCTGAGTAAGAAAGGAGACATACTATGATCGATCTGACCCCTCTGTTTCAGGCTCTCATTGCCCTGCTGGGCGCGATTATCACCTACAAGCTGATCCCGTGGATCAAGGCCCGCACCACCAACGAACAGCAGGAAGCGCTCCGCGCGACCGTCAGAACGCTTGTATTCGCCGCAGAACAGGTCTACGGCGCAGGCAAGGGCAGGGAAAAGCTGGACTACGTTGCTGCCCAGCTCGCCGCCAAGGGTTACACCGTAGACCGCGCTGAAATTGAAGCTGCTGTATATGATTATCTGAACGGTCCGAAGGAAGTAACTGCACCGCCCGAGGAGGGCTGATTTATGGGTGTGCCGAGACGGTATCCTCAGTTTGACGACCTGTCAGCCGAGGAGTTTGCGCACCTGCTGGCCATGTCGAAGCTGAGCGGCGAGGAAAAGGAAATCGCCGCTCAGTGCATCGTGTGGCACATGAACTACATCGACGTCGGCGTAATCGTCCATATGGACCGCAGAACCGTCTCCCGCAGAATGGAGACGGTGATCCTGCCGGAGCTGGAACGGATGATGCGCAAAAACATGAAAGCCGGGGCATAGCGCCCCGGCTATTTTTTATGCCTTATTGAAGCCCATCTGTTCGCACAATGCGTCCTGCAAAACCTTGGAGAAGTTCAGACCGCGATGTTCAGCGGCTTCGTTCAGCCACGAGGGGATGGTAAGCGTCTTTTTGACGGCTTTGTTGGAGTGGGCGCGGCGATAAGCGTCAGTGTCTGCGAGAATCAGCGTAACAAACGCGCCGTCCGCTGCGGGTACGTTTACGCCGGATGCGGCGGGAATCTCCTTTGCCTGTTCCTCGGCGCGTGACAGCCAGCCGCACAGCGCGTCCTCTGCCATGTGCATAGCGTCGGGCAGATCGTCGCCGCAGGTGTAGCAGTCGGGCAGATCAGGGAAGGAGACGTTGTACATGCCGTCCTCGGCTTCGAATACTGCGGGATAAACATACTTTGCCATATCTATACCTCCACGGCGCGGGACTTATTTCAGTCCCGCGTCTTTCATAATCTTATTGGCCGTTCCGGTTGGGATTTCCTTGGATGGGTGCCGCGGCACTTGAATCTCTTTGCCTGTTACCGGGCTGTACCAGAAATCGTGTTCGCCGCGATGGTCGATCAGGTAACAGCCTATCTTCTTCATCAACTTGGTCAACTCGCTCGTTTTCATCATGTCCCCTCCTGACAATACTATTATAACACGTATTGATACGTATGTCAATGGGAAACTACGTATTGATACGTATTTATTTTGTCCACAAGATGTACACGCCATGCACACGTCTGCCCCCTGAAAATCCGAAAAAATGAGATAATCGGGGTGCAAAGGAGGCGATGGTTTGAATTATTACGGAGGCTATCAGCCGCAATACGGCGGAGGTTATCAACCCCAGCAGCAATACGGCAATCCGCGCATGGACTTCCTGCAGCAGACACAGCAGGCCATGCAGCCTATGCCGCAGATGCCGCAGATGAACACTGGCGAGCTTCAGGGCCGCGTTGTAACGGGCCGCGAGGAGGCTGTGGCGGCGCAGGTTATGCCGGGTGCGCCTTATTTCTTCCTCGACCTTGCCCACGGACGTGCCTATGTGAAGCGCTACGACCCGCAGACGGGCGCTGCGGAGTTTATTGATCTCGCGGTTGTACGCCCGGAGGCTGCGGCTGCACCGCAGTTCGCGACGATTGAGATGGTGGAAGCGCTCCGCGCCGAGATAGAATCTCTCCGTGCCGGACAGGCTGCACCGCCGTCCAGCAGGCGGAAAGGAGCTGAAGTTGAATGATGATGAACCCTATGCAGATGATTCAGATGCTGCAATCCTCCGGCAATCCTATGCAGGCCATGATGAACATGGCGAACCAGAATCCGATGCTGCGCAATGCGATTCAGATGATGAACGGTAAAACGCCCCAGCAGATGGAGCAGACCGTGCGTCAGATCGCCCAGCAGCGCGGTGTAGACCTCGACCAGCTTGCGCGCCAGATGGGCGTGAGACTGCCGAAATAATGAAAGGAGAACGGGATATGGAAAAAGATACAGGATATGCACTTGGATATTTCCCCCAATCCGAAGACAAAGGCGAATCTATTATCGGGGATGATTTTATGGCAGCGATGTTCTCGCTGATTATGGCTGCGACTTTGGGTGCATTTCCATCAGCGCAGCCGGAGAGCGAAGAAAAAGCGAGTGAATAATGTTCAATCCGGCGACGGCCGCGCCGTGTTGATAGATTCTCTGAGTATCTCTAATGATCTATGACTCACACAAAGGAGGGAAAAATATGGCAGAAGATAATTTCGCCATGGGTTATGCTCTTGGTCAGGATTCCAACAACAACTGTAACGACGGCTTCGGCTTCGGCGGCATGGGCGGCTGGATCTGGATTTTGCTGCTGGTCGGCTTGTTCGGCGGCTGGGGCTTCGGCGGTGCAGGCGGCTTCGGCGGTTACGGCGTAAACGGTGCCGGTCTTCAGGGCATGGCAACCCGCGCTGATATCAACGAGGGCTTTGCACTCCAGAATATCACCGGCGGCATCCGCGGCATCGAACAGGGCCTTTGCGACGGCTTCCACAACCAGACTGTCGCAACCATGCAGGGCTTCAACGGCGTAGAGCGCGGCTTTGCAAGCCTCTCCAACCAGCTCTCTGACTGCTGCTGCGAGAACCGCGCCGCAATCGCACAGGTGCGCTACGACATGGCTACGCAGGCCTGCGATACTCGCAACCTCATCCAGAACACCACCCGCGACCTGATCGATAACGCCAACGCTAACACTCGCCAGATCATGGACTTCCTTGTTCAGGACAAGATTGCCGCGCTGACCGCCGAGAATCAGTCCTTGAAGTTCGCCGCATCTCAGGCGCAGCAGAACGCGTTCATCACGGCGAATCAGGAAGCTCAGACCGCAGAGCTGATCCGCAGACTGGGCCGCGACTGCCCCGTCCCGGCTTATGTCGTGCCGAACCCCAATTGCTGCTATGGCAATCCTGTGGGCGTG